CAGTCACATCTAATGTACCTACAGTTCCTATACCTGTGATATTTAGATTTCTTCCAGTTACTTCATCAAAAACGATATCATCACCTACGAATAAATCACCCCCAACATATAAATCACTGGTGGTTGTTACAATACCTGTAAATGAAGAAACACCAGATACACTAAATTGATTTGTAAATAATGTTTCACCAGTAACTGATGCAATTCCAGCAAGTGTTGAGATACCAGATACATTTAATTCAGTTACTGAGGCTATACCACCAATAACATTTATTGCTGTTTCTGAAGTTCCACCACCACCACCAGAATTAGATGATATAACTTTTACGGCGTCTGTTTGCCCAACTCTTACTTTAAGAGGATTTTGAACAACATTGACTTTAACTGCCATTATCTAGTTACTCCTTCTCTTATTAGAACAGACCCTTCGACCACTCTGGTTATTTTTGATCCTTCAGTAATTATAATATCATAAACATATCTGCCTGGTTTAGGAACAGCAGATTGCACTGCTGTGAGTGATATGGTTAATTTTCCTTCAGTTTCACTATCCTTTGTGGTAGTAAAATCGTGTTTGGTTGTACTGCCAGCATGTTTTCTAAATTGTGAAGTAACTGTAGCATTATCCAAATTTAATGGACCTGAATCATCTGATTTTGCCAAATCAAATGTTTGCTCAAAAGAAGATCCAGAGTTTATAATTAAATTTGAAACAAATACAGCGGCCATTTATTTGTAATAATATTATTCCTAACTATATTTATGACTTATTATCACCCTCTACTAAATTTTTTAATAAAGACTTTATTTCATCTAGTTCTTTTCGTAAGTCATTCATCTCTCTCTTTTGTTTTTTACGATTTTCCAAGTATTTTACATGCTGCATATATCCAACATCGTCACAATTAACAATTGCTCCTGTCCTCTCATCTCTGTATAAATTTGAATGACCTTCTACTCTTATCATTTAACTGCAATTGCTCTGAGTTCTCTGATTCTTGGTGGTTGTGCTTGGTTTGTTCCAGACATTACAATTTTGATTGTAAATCCTACGAACTCAGGTAAGTTATCAACTGTAAATTGATAATCTTTAAATTCATTATTTTTACTTGGGGTCACCACTGTATCAGGTCTACCATCATTTTTTGACTCATCTGTCACTAAGAATCCATCACCGTCTATTTTTGTAACATTTTTGAAACCAGGAAATAGTTCAAACGCTTGACTTATTTCACTTGAATCTGCTCTTACCAAACTAAACAATACTCTGAAGTCTGATGATGAAGGTCTAAAAGCACTTAATAATACTTTAAGTGAAGTAGCAGGATTATTCAATACAACCGTATTTGATATGTATTCTGCTGAATGTGGATCATCAATAATTGAATTTACACGATTATCAATATCATAATTTTCAAGTCCGATTGGATTGTTTAATCGATGATTGATAAATTCAGTTTCAGATCCACTAGTTAATTTTACAATTGGTGATATATTTTCATCATTTGAAGTGAAATTCAAGATCGTGGTAAATGATTTTTCTGATGCCAAATATTGATTTTCATTAACTTTAGAAGCAACTAATCTCACAGATTCTAATGGATTGTAAGAATTAAGTTGTACTGTTTGGAATCCTTTGTCAATAAAAGATGATTCCTGACCATCGACACTTGTTCCAGTAGTTGTTCTGATTGATGCCTCTACACCCGTCGTAGCACCATTTACTCCTGTTGGAGTTAGAACATCATATCTAGGAACTAAAGCACCATACAATATATTCTGAGATGCTTTGACGTTAGATCCACCTACAAACGATTCAGTGTTAAATGATAATTGTGGAGAAGTAGATGTATCTGTACTTCTATCTTTTCCATTTGCTGATCTATCAAAAGTGACATGATAATGATCAAGTCCTATTGAATTGCTGAGTGATAGATTCGATACCTCTAATCTCCTTATAGAGACTCCACCTATTTCGTGTTTTTTAATAATAGAATTTACATTATGATCAATTACAATTGTACTATCAACTCCTCTCTGCTTATTGGATCCAGATCCAATATTTAATATTCCATTTCCAACTGATTGATAACCAATAATTTCAGTTCCTACCTTTACGTAACCTATGTTATCAGCACTAACTGGAAGTCCTTCAAAATTAACAAATTGACTTGTTGATGCAACACTTATGACATTTGTTTCAGTTCTCGATAATGAAGAACCCAATTTAGTCGGAGCCACATCTGATTCAATATCGGTAAGTTCAACTTTATTAGTTGAAGAGTACATTCCATGATTAAAGTGATTTACTTTAATTACATTACCATCATTTACACCACCATCAAAACTTCTGGATAATATCTCATTATCTCCTGTAATTGTTCCTGTAGGTGTTGTTGTATCTGCATCATTAAAGAATGAAATTCCAATTCCACTATTTGGATTGAATGACGATGCAGTGGCTTGTATATCAGTTAAAAATAATGTATCAACACCCTGTATGGCATCAATTGTTATTTGTCCACCTGTACCCTGATTACCAGCACTGCTTGTAACAATACCAACTACATCTCCAACTTGATATCCATTTCCAGGTGCAACTATCGGTGCACTGCCATCCAATCCAGTAATAATACCATTGGAGGATATGGTTAAATTCAATTTAAGACCAGAACCTTTACCAGTAATTGCAAATGTATCAACACTATTAGTGTCAACGGCTTTTGGTGAATAATTAGTTCCCGCAGTTAATACACCAACACTATCAACTGTACTTCCAGTTCCTGTGATCACAGCAGTACTAGTATCAAATGAAGCAGATATTTTTCTACCTGCTACCAATTTAGTAATATCAGCATTAGTGAAATTGGTTGTGATTCCAATTGATCCTGTCTTGGGTAATGTTAAAATTGGATTATCCAATAACTTAGAAACATAACCATTACTATCATTTAAATCAGGATTATTAAAGAATACTGATCCAGATTGTGATGTAAATTTGGCTTTGTATATTTTAAATGTTATGTCTTGTGATTGATCTTCAGTCCAAAGAGCACCATTTTGAGATTTAAATATCGCACCTGCACCATATTGAGTTGAGTAGAATAATGATGCTCCAGAGTCAGCACCTTGTATCGTATCTGGATTGACTGCTATTTCACCATGTCTTCCTGTCCATACTGTATATGCAGTACTATTAGGTGCTACTAAAACAAAAGCATATGATTTACCTGGTGCCAAATAAATTGGTTCAGGGAAGGTAAATTTAGTTGCCTTACTTGCAGATTCAGAGTCTGATTCAATGAGTGTGACTTCATTACCATTCGCATCAGTGCCTTTTGGTCTCAATGTTTTACTTCTACCAATTACTGTAGTTGAAGGTCTTGCATCTGCAATCGTAGATCTGATTTCACAACGAATAGGAGTGTTTGAAACAGTATCAACAGTTGAAAAATAAACCTCAACTGCTGTTACAAAAATTCCATTTAGATCTCTATTTGCATTTACAGCGCTTGGTGCCAAAACATTTCCACCCACAACAAATGTCTGTGCTAATGGATCTGTGTATTCAATTTCACCATCAACCTTAAATGTTGTAGTATTTGTCGTAAGAGTAACTGTATCTTGCCATTCCTCAACTGTACCGAAAGCAGAGTATTTTGATTTAGCAAATATAAGTCCAAATTTTTGTGCTGGTGCTACGTTTTCATTTTTAGGACTTGTGGTTATTTTGAATTCTTTTACTCCAGTTTGTATTTTTACACTGGGAGCAGGTTGTGAATGAGGATCACGAATAAAACATGAACCTATTAAATCTCCAAATGCATCCGTAATTAATCTTAAATTTTTGACATACGCAGTTGCTCCACTCTCTTGACCAACTAGTTGTGAATTTTTTTCAACATATCCAAAGTATTGACCTTGTGCTTCTTCTGATAAAGATTTTGTATCAACGTTCAAAACTGTAGATGTTGGACTATATTTCTGAGAAATTTTAGTCACACCAGAAGAATATGGATTATTAAAATAAACTTCAGATGGACTATTATATTTTCCAGATTTATGATCAGGTTGACAAACTCTGAATTTCATAATTACATTACCCTGTCCATCTAATGCATGAACTTCTTCACCAATATTAAATTGACCATTTGATCCAGAATCAACACCATTGAAAGTTGGTGTAATTTCAAGTAATTTAGGAATTATATCAACTATTTTTTGCCCATCAATGAATAGATATGTTTCAACAAAATCTTTAGCTTCTAGTTCAGGTGCTAATATGATTACAGAGTATCCAAATTTTGTTGCTTGTAATATACATT